TCGCCCTGCGCCATCACGGGTTGCCGCCGCGCTCAACTATCTCCAGCAGATGCGCGACCGTGCCGCTGACTTCGGTGGCGGGGTAGTCGATACCCTCGCAGACCGCGCACGGGATGTCGGTGAACTCGCCCACGAAGCCTTTACGAGCGACCCCAACATCGGGCGCATGACGACGGCAGAGTACGCCCAAGCCGCCGCCGCACGCGCCCCTACACCGCGTCTAGACGCTACGGCGCAGGGGGTTGGTGCATTGGGTAAGGCTCTGGTCACGCAGCCCGTACAGACGGCTAAAGCGGTTGTTGTTGACCCAGTTGTAGAGGCGTTTGAAAGCCCACGGGCAATGGGTCAATTCGCGGGTGAGTTTGTTAACCCGCTACGGATAGCCGCCGCGTTGCAAAAAGGCGGCACAATGCGGCGCGACATTTTTATCGGTAAGTCAGCAAAAACATGGAATCAAAAGGAAGCCGACCGCGCTTTAGCAATGGAAGCGTATGGGGTTGACCCAGAAACGATATGGAAAGAAACGGGAACGTATCGCGGCCCTGATAGGGAGTGGCGGCAGGAAATTAGTGATGTGGGCGCAAAGGGTAAGTTCACTCATATCGCGCCATCAGAACAACGATTGTCGGATGTGGCGATAGAACACCCGGAATTGCTTGAGGCGTATCCCGACCTTGCCAAAGTCCAACAGTTTGGTTTGAAAGGCCCGAAAGGACGCGGTTCGTATGAAGCAATGCACATACAAACTGATGAAGGGCCAAAACTTCTTGGCGAAACTTTGATTGTGGAGGCACCGTCAGAGGAGGCTTTGGCGGGAGTCGGGATTCACGAATTGCAGCACGCAATTCAACGACGTGAAGGGTTTCAGCGAGGCGCAAACCCGAAAGAATTTAGGGACAAAGCGATCCCCGCAAAACTAAAAAATGTAGCGTTTGCCAAGTCAATGCGGGAAATGGCTATTGCCAATCGAATGAGAGAAATGGGCTACCCGATTGCAGAGGGCAAAGTCTTGAACTTGTCGCGCCCGGATATGATTAAAAAAGTGAAAGAATTTGGAGAAAAAGACCCAAACTTGTTGTTATTGCTTGGCGAACATCAGCAAGCCGCTGAAAAACTGAAGAAATATCCTGACAAATACACGCAATACGTCCGAAGCGCAGGAGAGGTAGAAGCACGGGCGGCAGAGGCGAGACGTTTTATGTCGCCAGAGGAACGACGAGCCACTTTTCCGTCGAAGTCGTTTGATGTTCCGCTTAACGAAATCATTATCCGAAAATGAACGCAGGTGCTTTTAAAAAGGGCCAGAAAGGCGGGCCGGGTAGACCAAAGGGTTTGCCCAATAAGTCCACGCAGGCGGCCAGAGAGGCCATTGCAGCGTTTGTGGACGGCAATGCAGACCGCCTCCAAGGGTGGTTAGATGAGATCGCAGCAGAGAAGGGAGCGCAGGCTGCCTTTGAGTGCTTTAGCACCCTGCTGGAATATCACGTTCCCAAACTCGCCCGCCAAGAGATCACAGGTAAGGACAACGGCCCGGTCAAGGTACAGATCGGATGGATGGCTCCCGAATAATCCTGCCCTACCGCCCACGCAAGGCGTTCATGCCGTTCCATGAGCGCACTAAACGCTGGGCTTGCCTCGTAGCGCACAGACGCGCAGGTAAGACCGTCGCCGCCGTGAACGACATGATCCGCGCTGCTGCGATGTATCAGGGGCCGTATGGCTTGTTCGCATACGTCGCCCCGTACAGGTCGCAGGCCAAGGCCGTTGCTTGGCAATATTTTAAGGACGGCGCACAGCCAATCATCCAATCGGTAAACGAGCAAGAATTAACTATTACGCTAATTAACGGCGCACAAATACGTTTGTTCGGGGCTGACAACGCCGATGCCATGCGCGGAATGGGCTACTCGGGGGTATACGCTGATGAATATGGAGACTGGAAACCGAGTGTTTGGGGCAACGTAATTCGCCCCGCTTTGAGTGATAAAAACGGATGGTGCGTTTTCGGGGGCACTCCGAAGGGACGCAATCAGTTTTGGGACATCTACGAAACCGCCCAGCGCCTGCCCCATGATTGGTTTCTGCTACGCCTGCCCGCCTCAACGTCTGGCTTGCTCCCACCGGGGGAACTGGGTGCCGCCCAAGCGCAGTTGGCCGAGGATCAGTACCTACAGGAGTACGAGTGCAGTTTTGAGGCTGCGATTCTCGGCGCTTTTTACGGCAAGGAGATGCGCGAGGCGCAGGATCAGGGCCGTATCTGCCACGTCCCGCACGACCCCGGGCTGCCTGTGTATAGCAGTTGGGATTTGGGATATAGAGACGACACGGCGGTGTGGTTTTACCAACTTGGGCGCGGGGAAATCCGCGTCATTGACTTCTACGCCGTAAGCGGCGAGGACATCCATGACATCGCCGCCGTGGTTACGGGTAAGCCGTACAAATACGCCCGTCATTACCTACCGCACGACGCCCGGGCCAAAAGCCTGCAGACGGGAAGAAGTATCGTGGAGCAATTGGCCGCCTATCTGGACATTGCCAAACTGGCCGTGGTACCCGACATTGGCGTGCAATCAGGCATCCAAGCCGTCCGTATGACGTTACCCCGCGTGTGGTTTGACTCCGAGAAATGCCGAGAGGGCATAGAGGCGCTGCGGCAGTATCAGCGCGAGTACGACGAGGATAAAAAGGCATACCGCCAATCGCCGCGCCACGATTGGACTAGCCACCCTAGTGACGCTTTCCGTATGTTGTGTGTATCATGGCAGGAAGTTGCAGAAAAGACCCCGGCGGCAGAGGTTAAACCGCTTATCGTCGGGCCGGGTAACACAGTTACGCTCAACGATATGTGGGCAGTGCATGACCGCACGTCGAGCAGGAGGGCAAGGATATGACCGCGATTAGTCCAGTACGCAACAATTACGTTGCGGTAGCCGCGACTTCTACGACGACGTTTGGTGCTGCGGGCGCGTACATTCACAGCGTCGTGGTTAACGTTGCCAGCAACACCGAGGCCACGGTTGTCGTCAGCGACAACGGCACGGAATTGGTACGCATCCCCGCCACGCAGGCCGCTGGCGCGTATGTGATCCCGCTGGAAGTGGCAAGTAAGGGCGCAATTACCGCGACCTGCTCGGGTAACTCCAACTGCCGCGTCGTCGGCCTGTTTAGCACTTACACATGAACAAGCCGGGCCTTTACGCCAACATCCTAGCGAAGCAGGAGCGCATCAAGGCTGGCTCCGGCGAGAGGATGCGAAAGCCCGGAGAGGCTGGTGCGCCGACCGCAAAGGCGTTCCGTGAGTCTGCCAAGACCGCTAAACCCGAGAGTAAAGGTAAGAAATGAGCGCAGCGTGGCAGCGTAAAGCAGGCAAAAACCCGAAAGGTGGTTTAAATGCCGCTGGCCGCGCCTCTTACAAAGCCGAGACGGGTGGCACATTGAAGCCCCCGGTAAAGGCTGGCGACAACCCACGCCGAGCCTCTTTCCTCGCAAGGATGGGTAATATGCCGGGGCCGATGGAGAAGGACGGTAAGCCCACGCGCCTCGCCCTCGCCCTCAAGGCATGGGGCGCTGGCAGCAAGGCAGAGGCCAAGAGCAAGGCCGCCGCCATCAGCAAGCGCAACAAGGGGAAAGACTGATGGACGCAATGGTGCAACCGAAACTCGATCGTTACCTGCGCATCATTGGGCAGTACGACAACGAGTTTGCAAAGTGGGCGGCGCGTACTAAAAAGATTATTAAGCGGTACCGCGACGATACCCGTGGGCAGTCGCTTACTGAATCAGCCAAATTTAACATTTTGTGGAGCAATGTGCAGACGTTGCGCCCCGCCGTCTACGCTAAACTGCCAAAGGCCGACATCAGCCGCCGCTTTGGCGACAACGACCCCGTTGGCCGTGTGGCCTCGCAGTTGATTGAACGCGCCATAGACTTTGAGATCGAACATTACCCCGATTACCGGGCAACGATGAACTATTGCGTTGAGGACAGGTTCCTTGGCGGCCGTGGTACGGCATGGTTGCGATACGAGCCGCATACCGCCCCCATCGGGCTTGAGGATGATGGCGTCAGCATCACGCCAAACATTGAGCAAGGCGAGGGCGCTCCGCCGCCGTTGGAAAAGATTGAATATGAGTGCGCCCCGGTGGATTACGTCCACTGGCGCGATTTTGGGCATAGCACGGCCCGAACTTGGGAAGAAGTCACCTGCGTATGGCGCTGGGTGTACATGACCCGTGAGGCGCTTGTAGAGCGTTTTGGCGAAGAAGTTGCCCGCAAAATACCGCTCGATCAAGGCCCAGAACCGCTGAACGCCTACAACGAAAACAAGCGCTTATACAACCGCGCCAAGATTTGCGAGTTGTGGGATAAAGAGTCCGAAAAAGTCTATTGGTTTAGCAAGGGGATGCCCGAGATCATCGACGAACGCGATGACCCGCTCGGCGTTGAGGGTTTCTTCCCTTGCCCGCGCCCGCTGTACGCGACGACGACGAGCGATACACTGGTGCCCGTCCCAGACTTTGTGCTGTACCAAGATCAAGCAATGGAGTTGGATATTCTGTCCGACCGCATTGACGGTCTTGTGAAGTCGCTGCGTGTGCGCGGCGTGTACGACGCCAGCCAACCTGCACTGCAACGCTTGATGACCGAGGGTGACAACAATGCGCTTATTCCAGTTGATAAATGGATGGCTTTCAGCGAAAAGGGCGGCCTTAAAGGCAGTATTGACCTCCTTCCGCTCGACACCCTCGCCAACGCCCTCATCCAGTGCTACCGCGCCCGCGAAGACATCAAGAGCCAAATCTACGAAATCACGGGCATCAGCGACATCATCCGAGGCGCGTCCTACGCCAGCGAAACCGCGACCGCGCAGCAAATCAAAGGACAATATGCTGGGTTAAGGCTGCGGTCGATGCAGGAGGACGTGGCTCTCTTTGCGTCGGAGTTGATCCGGTTAAAAGCGCAGGTGATGTGTACCAAATACCAGCCCGAAACCATCCTCGCCTACGCTGCGGCCCAGCAGATGACGCCAGCCGATCAACAGTTGATTCCGCAGGCGTTGGAATTGCTCCGAGACAAGCCGCTGCGTAACTTCCGCGTGGACATTGCCGCTGACAGTCTTGTGATGCTGGACGAGAACCAGAACAAGCAAGACCGTATGCAGTTTCTGCAGGCGTTTGGCGGGTTCCTCGCCCAAGCGTTGCCGGTTGGTCAAGCCAGCCCGCAGATGGTGCCCATGATGATGGAACTGTTGCGTTTTGGTATGCAAGCGTTCAAGGCCGCACGCCCGATTGAGGGTCAGATTGACGCTACGCTGCAGCAACTCCAACAGGCCGCTCAACAACAGCAGCCAGACGAACAGGCGCAAGGCAAACAGGCCGAACTGCAGCAAAAGGGGCAGGTTGAACAGAGCCGTATGCAGATGGAATCGGCGTTGCAACAGGCAAAATTGCAGCAGCAAATGCAGATGGAGCAACTCAAGAACCAGACAAAACTGCAGATGGAGCAGCAAAAGCAGCAGTTTGAAGCGCAATTGGAGGCTATGCGGCTGCAGAGTGAGCAGGCCGCCTCCAAGTACAAGGCTGACATGGACGCCCAAACGCGCCTTATCATCGCGCAGATGAACAAGGCTGCCCCGCCGTTGCTAAACCAATGAAACGCACTTACGTTTTAGTTGACGGCGAATTTGTGGAGCGAAAAAAAGACTCCAAGGGCGGCTATCATTACATTATGCCCGACATCCAACCGTACCAATCCATGATTGACGGCAGGATGATTACCAGCCGATCCGAACACCGACGCCACCTTAAGGCAAACAATTGCATTGAGGTAGGCAACGACGACCCCGCCAAGCACATTGCCAAGCCAAAGGTGGATGAGAGCCGCTTTGAGCGTTTGAAGTATGAGGTTAACAATCGCCTCACCAACGCCCAAGCCGACGCAATCATTCGCAAATTGCGGGAGAACGCCAATTTCACCAATCCCCACAGGAGAGGATAGATATGGATAACAACAACCCCGCAATGGAAACCGCACGCGAAGAATCAATAGATGATCGGCGTGCAATGTTGGAGCAGGGCTTTGAGGCTGCCGAAAAAGGCGAACCAATAGAGTCTGCAATTGGCCGTGACGAGCAGGGGCGCTTTGCCTCACGCACTGCAGAACGTGCTGAACCCGTGCAGGAGGCAGAACCGCCCGTGTGGCGTCGTCCTCCAGCGTCATGGAAAAAGGATTATCACGACGTTTGGCAGAAAGCCGACCCAAAAATGCAGGAATACGCATGGCAACGCGAAGAACAGATGCGTGCTGGCGTGGAACCGCTGCTTGCCAAGGCGCAGTTTGCTGACACAATGCAAGAAACCATTGCGCCGTACCTGCCAACCATTCAAGGCATGGGGTTAACGCCCGAAAAAGCCGTGTCTGCGTTGATGCAGGCTGACTACACGCTGCGCACTGCCCCGCCGCAACAGAAAATGCAGTTGTTTGCGCAGTTGGCGCAGTCCTATGGCATCAATTTGGGTGCGATGGGCGCAAATCCGCAGGCTGCCCCGCAAAACAGCGTTGATCCGCTGGTGTGGCAGTTGCAAAACGAACTCAACAACGTCCGTGGCGAGGTCATGGGTTGGAAACAGCAGCAAGAAATGCAGCAAAACCAGCAGTTGTTGGGCGAGATTAACCAGTTTTCTTTAAAAGCAGATCATTTTGAAGAAGCCCGGCCAACCATGATTCAACTCCTACAGAGTGGCATGGCAGAAACTTTGGATGAGGCTTACGACAAGGCGATCCGTCTTAACCCTGACCTGTTTGAACAGATCAACAAGGCCCAACAGGCCGAAGTGGCTGCAAAGCAGGCCAAGGAGTACAACCGGGCAGCAAAAGCGGCCCGTGCAGCAGCGGTGAGTGTCAGAAGCGCAACACCAAGCGCCAACACGGCTCCCAAGGCAGCAAACCGTCGCGCACTCTTGGAGGATGCTTTTTCCGAAACAGAGTCGCGTTTGTAATCAACTGATATAGGAGCATTAAAATGGCATTTGCCAATTCCAGTATCAGCGACATCATTGCTACCACAATCCAAAGCCGTAGCGGTGAGTTGGCTGATAACGTGACGAACAACAATGCGTTGTTGCGTCGGCTAAAAGACCGAGGGAATGTGCGTACTTTTTCGGGAGGAAACGTCATCCTCCAAGAATTGATGTACACAGACCCGACATCCGACAACACCAACTCGTACAGCGGCTATGAAGTGCTGAATGTTGGACAGAACAGCCCGATTTCGTCGGCGCAGTTCTCCATCACGCAGTACGCTTCCGCCGTGACCATTTCGGGTTTGGAAATGATCCAAAACTCGGGCAAGGAGGCCATCATTGACCTTCTTGACGGTCGCATGGAAGTTGCCGAGGCGCAGTTGGCGAACCGCATCAGCGGTGACCTGTACGGTGACGGCACCGGCAACGCGGGCAAGAACCTCACGGGCCTTGCTGCTGCTGTGCCGGATGATCCGACCACGGGCACCTACGGTGGCATCAACCGCGCTGTGTGGTCGTTCTGGCAGAGCAAGAAGTTCTCGGCTGCCGCTGATGGCGGTGGTGCGGGCGCTGTGTCCAGCACGACGATTCAGGGCTACATGGACGCCCTCGCTGTGCAGTTGGTTCGTGGAACCGACAAGCCTGACCTGATCGTGGCCGACAACAACTATTATCGGTTCTACCTGCAGTCGCTTCAGGCGATCCAGCGTATTACCGAGAGTGGTTCGGGCATGGCGGGTGCGGGCTTTGCCTCCCTCAAGTATTACGGCGCGGGCATGGCCTCCGACGTGGTGCTGGACGGTGGTATCGGTTCGTCCACCTACAACAGCGGTTCGGGTAACGCCAACCATATGTGGTTCCTGAACACCAAGTACCTGATGTTCCGCCCGCACAAAGATCGGAATTTCGTTCCGATTGGCGGCGAACGTCAGGCCGTCAACCAAGACGCTAAACCTACGATTCACTAATGGCGTCTATAAACCCTCTCTAATTGACTTGGAAGCCCGGAAGCGGGTGACAGGGGCCAAGCGAAAGCAGGCTGAACGACTAAATGAGAGGGGGCGAACGAAAAAGGTTCGCCATGCGATAGTCTGAACTGCGGTATAACCAAAGAAGCCGCAGAGGGTGACCCGAAGAGGTTGCCCCGCCATCCGAAAGGGTGGTCAGTAGCCGAAAGGCGAAGTAACAGAATGATTGTGAAACTGATTGGCTGGGCAGGTAACTTGACCTGCTCGGGCAGCCAGTTCCAAGGCGTGTTGATTGCTTAAAGGGGTACACGACAATGACTGTTTCAACAAGTAATTTGATTGGCGTGTCACTCGGCTATGCCGATACGTCTGCATCGTTCAACCTCGGAACGGCCGTCAACCTTGACGATGGTGGACAGGCTGTGTATGTGAAGGCTGCATCGGAAATTTCGCAGTACGCTGCGGTTGCCGTGCTGTCAAACAACACCGCCGTGATGCTTACCACGACCAACGCCGCGACCTCCAAGCGCGTCGGTTTCGCACAGGTGTCCATTGCCTCCGGCTCGTATGGCTGGGTGCAGACGGGCGGCGTGCCGGTCGTGAAGTTGGCTGCTTCTTGCGCCCCCAACGTGCCGCTCTTTACGACGGCGACTGCGGGCGTGCTGGATGACGCCACCGTGTCAGGCAACGGCGTCGGCCTTGTGGCTGGCATCGTGGCAACCGCCACGGCATCGGGCGCAACCGCAATCACCTGTGTGGCGGGCTACCCGCACGTCACGGGCGCAGGCGGCGCAGTCTGATGAAGCCTCTGGAGATCACGGTGCAGGCGGCGGGCACGCCGGAGGAACTTTGTTCCAACATACGGTCTGCCCTTGCCCGTGGTCTACCAGAACTGACCCTCGCTCCCATCACGCACGATGCAACCATGGTGCTGGTGGCGAGCGGGTGGTCTATGCCGGACTACATTGACGACATCAAGGCGCACCGCGCCGCCGGTCATGTAATCGGTGCGGTAAAAAGTGCGCACGACTTCTTGTGCGAAAACGGCGTAGAGCCGGATTTCTGGGTTAACCTTGACCCCCGCGACCGCACCAACGGGATACAGCGCAAGAATGACCGCACGCTGTATATGGTCGCCTCGCGCTGCCCCCCTGTCACGTTTGACTTCCTGCAAGGCAAGCGCGTGATGCTGTGGCACTCGTGGGCAGAGGGGCCGGAAATGGAAGCGATGGGGCCGGGCAAACTCGCCATTGGCGGGGGCACGACCTCGGGCCTACGGGCCATCAACATTGGCTACATCATGGGCTTCCGCAAGTTTGTGCTGTACGGGTACGACTCATGCAACAGCCCAGACGGCCGCAAGCGGTTTACCGGCGAACTGCCGGGCGTCACGGTGGATATCTGGGTGGGCGGCCCTACAGGCAAGAAATTTAACGCCAACGCCGCAATGGCCCAACAGGCCAACGAATTCCAGAAACTGTTTGAAGTGATGCCCGACCTCAAGATTGAGGTAATTGGGTCGGGGCTGATTGCAGAGATCATGCGCTGCCGTCGGGATACGGCACAGGCAGCATAATGGCAATCCCGTCCCGTGTACTTGGCTCGGGCGTCTCGCAGTTATCCACGGTGTCCATCTGTGGTGACGGCAACGCCTCGGTCGTGGCTGCGGGCACATCGGTTGGCAACGCCACGGCTATCACCTACGTCTACAATAATGTGACTACTACCCCCTCGGGCGCTGGCGTCAAACTGCCGCCGACCGAAATGGGCGAGTTGATATGGATAACTAACTCGGGTGCAAACGCGCTGACGGTGTACCCGTATGAAGCAACGTCCACACTCAACGCCACAACGGCTGCAACGATTAACAAAAACTGCGCAGCGGTATTTTTTGCCATCAGCAACAGCGCGTGGGAAGAACTGCAAGGGTTTAACGGCGCAGTTCCGATCCTGCACTACGGTGCGTTTTCGGACACTACTTTACAAACCATTGCGTCCATCAACACCGCTTACGCGATGACGTTTAACACGACAGACGCAGCAAACGGGGTCAGCATTGGTTCGCCTACGTCGCGCATCGTGGTGGACAATCAAGGCGTCTACAACGTCCAGTTTTCAGCGCAGTTAGATAAAACCTCTGGCGCAGCGGCAGTTATCCATATTTGGCTACGCAAAAACGGCGTTAACGTATCAAACACAACTAGCCGAGTAGTTATCCAAGGCACCGCAGCCGAATTGGTTGCGGCATGGAATTTTGTTATCCAACTTGAACCCACCAATTATGTAGAATTGATGTGGGAGAGTAATGACGCAGACGTTGTTTTACTTGCGGCAAGCGCCACAAGCGTTTATCCCGCAATCCCCTCTGTAATTTGTACCGTAACACAGGTCAACAACCTGTAATCCCCACAGGAGCAAGGACAATGCCGTTAGACAGCGATGTAAACAATGCCGACGCCCAATTGCACGTTGAGTTCTACACCAAAGACTCTGGCGTAAATGAGGGCAAAACCTATGTTCGTATCATGGCCCCCGGCGATAAGACCAACATCATCGACCAACCGTGCCGTGACGACCACAAGGAGCGTTTCCCGCGCCAATGGCTGTATTACCAAATGCAGCAGGGCGAGAGCGCCGCAGAGCAGATTGGCACCCCGCTGTCGCATTGGCATAAGGATGCTGCCGAGGAAATTAACCGTGATCAAATTGCCGAGTTGGCAATCCTAAAGTTTGTGACGGTGGAGCAGTTGGCGTTGGCGTCAGACGCGCAGTTGCAACGCATCGGGATGGGTGGCGTGGGCTTGCGTGAACGCGCCCGCCAGTACCTTAATCGTAAAAATCGGTCAGACGCAAGCGCAGAGTTGGAAGATACTAAAAAGCAATTGGCCGAACTGCAGTCGCAGATGGCGCAGTTGTTGGGAGACTCTCCCAAGCGTCGTGGACGACCGCCTAAAGAAATAGCGGAGGAATAGTATGGGCAGCACGATGGTGCAATTGGTGCAGCAATGCACAAACGAGTTGGGTATCCCGACTCCTTCCACGGTCGCAGGTAACGCCAGCCAAGACGTTATCCAAATACTTGCGTTGATGAACGCTTGCGGCTATGAATTGCTCCGTCGTGCTGATTGGCGTGAATTGACCAAACAGCACACGTTCTATACCGAGGCGATCACGACAACTGGCACATGGTCAACGTCGTCGTATACGATCACCGGCATCCCAACGACGGCAGGGCTGGACACGACCTATCAGGTGCAGGGCGTTGGTATCCCTAACGCTACCTACGTCACCGCCGTCACCGGCACGACAACGCTAACGGTTAACTACGCCCCAACCGAGGCTCAAGTTAATGGGCAGTTAATATTTCAAAAGGTCAAATACAACCTCCCGACCGACTACAACAGCACCGTAAACCGCACGCATTGGGACAAGAGCAAGCGTTGGGAGATGCTCGGCCCCGAAAGCGCACAGCAATGGGAATGGCTGCTGTCGGGCTATATCAGCACCGGCCCCCGCATCCGCTGGCGATTGCTTGGGCCGTATTTCCAGATTTGGCCGGGCATGAACGCAGGCGAGTTGCTTGGGTTTGAGTACCGCAGCAACGCATGGGCCTACAACGCCCTCGGCGTGCCAAAAAACAGTTTTACCTCCGACACCGATACCTGCGTGTATCCCGACCGCGTGATGGTTCTGGGTACCAAACTAAAGTATTTTGAGGCCAAGGGCTTTGACACTACGGCGCTGTACCGCGATTACCTTGCAGAACTGGAAACCGCCATCGGTCAAGACGTAGCCGCCGCCAACCTCTCGTTTGCCCCGCGACCGGGAACCGTACTGATTGGGTACGACAACATCCCCGATAGCGGTTACGGCACGGATAGTCAGTAATGGCTAGTCCGGTACGCAGGCGGCTAGTCCAGCGCACGACGGCAAACGTTGCGTCGTTGCCTGCCCCGGTGGGCGGTTGGAACGCTCGGGACGCACTGGCAAACATGGCACCGACCGACGCCGTGTACTTGGAAAATATGTTTCCAAGCGTCAGCAACGTCAATTTGCGAGGCGGATTTGCCAAGCATAAGACAGGATTGCCGGGCACCGTTGATACGTTGATGACGTACAACGCTGGCAGCACCATCAAGTTGTTTGCCATATCCACGGGTAACATCTACGACGTCACTTCGGCAGGTACGGCAGGATCGGCACTAGTTGCCAGCCTGTCTAACTCCGCATGGGAATACACTAACGTCACCACGGGCGGTGGCAGTTATCTTTACGCGGCAAACGGCGTGGACAAGCCGCTGCTGTATAACGGCACGACATGGACGCCGATTGATGCCGCATCTACGCCCGCCATTACGGGCGTAACCACCACCGATTTAGAAAGCCCCACGCTGTTTAAAAACAGGGTGTGGTTTATTCAAAAAAACACGCTCAAGGCGTGGTATTTGCCGGTGGCGTCTGTGGGCGGCGCGGCCAACGTCCTTGACCTGTCCAGCGTCATGCATTTGGGCGGCAAACTTACGGCGATGGCGACGTGGACGATTGACGCGGGCTATGGCGTAGACGACAACCTTGTGCTGATAAGCGACAAGGGCGAGGTGGCCGTATATCGCGGCACCGATCCCACCAGCGCGTCTACATGGTCGTTGATCGGCGTGTGGATCATCGGCCAGCCAATTAGCCGCAGGTGCGTAACCAAATACGGCGGCGATTTGCTTATTCTGACGCTCGACGGGCTTATCCCGTTTGCTTCTGCGCTGCAATCCTCGCGCCTCGACCCCAACATTGCGCTGTCGGACAAGATACAGGGCGCGTTTGCTGCAGCGGCACGCACTTACAAGGACACATTTGGCTGGGCGTTGCTTTACAACCCGTTAAACAACGCCCTAATCGTCAATGTTCCGGTCAGCACTGGGCAGCAACAGTTTGTGATGAACAACATCACAAAGGCGTGGTGCAACTTTACGGGTTGGAACGCAAGTTCGTGGGCGCTAGTAGGCAGCGAACCGTATTTTGGCGGCAATACCTACGTTGCGAGGGCGTGGACAACGGGTGACAGCGGCTACATGGACGACGGAGAGCCGATTCCAACCAAGGCTCTGCAGGCGTTCAACTACTTTGAAACGCGAGGCGTCATTAAGTATTTTACCCGCGCACGACCCAGCATCTTTAGCAACGGCCAGCCACAGATTGTCATTGGCATTAACACAGACTTTCAGACGGTTGACCAGACGGGTGCGCTGTCGTTCTCGCCCACCACTGCAGGGCTATGGGATATCGGGTTATGGGACGTTGCGCTTTGGGGTTCGGATGTCGTCATCACGAACAACCAATCTGGCGTGACGGGTTTAGGTTATTCGGGAGCCATTTCGTTCACTAGCAGCAGCAAAAATCTGCAGATTCAGTGGGCCTCAACTGACGTGGTGTATCAGATCGGATGGGCTGGAATATAGTTAACGGCCCCCGGGTGGGCCTATGGGTAACCGAGCAGACGCAGGGCGGGTTTGACCCGCAGCGGTCGGTTGCCATTGGGTTAGAGCGTGACGGCGAATTGGTCGCTGGGACGGTTTACGAGAATTGGAACGGGGTTAGCGTGATGTGCCACATCGTTTGGCAGCACGTTACCCCCGCGTATTTAGCGGCGGTGTACGACTATCCCTACAACGTCGCAAAAGTTGATAAGATTATAGGGCCAATCAACAGCAACCATACCCGGGCGCTAGCATTGGTCAGCAAGATGGGGTTTTCGGAGGAAGCGCGGATTAAAGGTGCCGCGCATGACTCTGGGGACATTGTTTTGATGACACAGACACCTAACAAGTGTCGATATTTGGAGCCTCGGTATGGGCAAAAGATCACCAGCGCCACCGCCAACGCCTGATTACGCCGCAATAGCGCGTCAGCAAGGGCAAGAAAACGTAGAGGCCGCACGCCAGTCGGCTTATATGTCCAATCCCAACGTCTACACGCCAACGGCGAGTCAGACGGTATCGTGGGAAAAAACGCCGCAATTTAACCAAAGCGCCTACGACAAGGCGATGGATGAATTTCGGTCGCAATCAACAAGAGGCGTGGAGGGGCTTGCAGAACCCGACCGCGCAGCGTTTACCTCCTATATTGAACAACCAACCGTCCGTCAGGAATTGGTTGGCGAATCCAAAAACATTTTTGACATTCAGCAGCAAGCCGAAAAAGCGATGGCATCGCTCGGCCAGCGCGAAATTGGTGACCTTTCCCAATATCTCAACCAAGACTTTATAGCCTCGCTGTCGCCGATCCTTACGGGATATGGCGATTACGGCACCACTACCGCCGCTCCTAACCTTGCCGCCTACGGGCAAGCGGGCGGCGTTGCGGCCGGAGCGGGTGGCGCAATTGAGGGCGCTCCATCGGCCGCTGGCTATGCGCCTACGCGGTCGTTTGCTGGCCCCGCCCTGCAGGGCGAATTTGGCACTACGGGTGCTGCAGGGTCAAACGTACAGGCTTTTGGCACGCCCGATTATTACGGCGTCGGCCAAGGCAGCGCATACGGCAATCTAGGCGGTTTTGGGCAAGTTTCAGGCGCACCGAATATCACCGGCATGGGTCAGGCCGGAACCGGCGGTATGGCCGCTGGCGCGGGTTTGCCGGGGCAGGTTGATTTCGGCCAGTTTGGCGGCGCACGGGCCAATGTGACGCCCTTTGGAGCAACTGGCGGCCCGCAGGCTGGGATGTTTGGCATGGCAGCGGGTGGCCCGCAGGCCGCAAACCTCGGCCAACTGAACCTCGGCGGCGTTGGTGGCGTTACGGGCGCTCCCGGTGCCGGTCAGTTCGGTACGGCGGGCGGTGGCCCTGCCGCTGGCTTGTACGGCTTTGCAGCAGGTGGCCCGGGCGCAATGCAGTTTGGCGGGTTTGACGCCAGCCGCGTCGGTGAACTTGGCGCAGCGCCGTCTTACGATCAGTTTGGCCGCGCCATTGGCGGCCCTGCCGCGCCAACGTTGCAGGAAAACATCAACCTTTCAGGCGTGGGCGACGTTGCCCGCAACGTGCAAGAAGGCCGATTTGGCTACGCACGCGGAGAACTGGCAACGCCAGAACTGCAGCGGCAGTTAGCCACGCAAGGACTGGCCGCGATGCCGGTCAACGCTGGGATGACGGCGCAAAACGCCATCATGTCGCGCATTGAGCCGCAATTGCAGCGTGAGCGTGCGCAGTTGGAGCAGCGCCTTGTCAACCAAGGTTTACGCCCGGGCGGTGAAGCCTACAACGCTGAAATGGAGTTGCAGGGACAGCGCGAAAACGATCTGCGCACACAAGCAGCATTGCAGGGCATTAGCCTTGACGCGCAGATGCGCCAGCAGGGGCTTGCCGAGCAGCAGACGCTGGCCGACTTTGCCAACCAAGCCGCCCAATCTCAATTTGGCATGGGTGCGCAGGGTCTTGGCCTCTACAACGAAGCCCTTGCGCAAAACTTCCAACAGAGCCTTGCCGCGCAATCAGCGCAAAACATGGCGCAGCAGCAAGCGTTCCAGCAGCGGATGCAGGCCGGTGAGTTTGGCCGTGAGGCGCAGATCGCATCGTTCGGTATGGGCCAACAAGCGCAGCAGGCGACAAACCAAGCGCAACAACAGAACTTTGAGCGTGCGCTAGCCGCCCAACAAGCCCAAAACGCCGCCCAACAGCAGGGCTTTGGGCAGCAGATGGCGCAGCAACAGTTTGGCCGTGAAGCACAGATGGCGTCCTTCCAAACGGGACAAGCCGCGCAGGATGCGATCAACCGCGCTATTTCCCAAAACTTTGCACAAGGTCAGGCAGCGCAACAGGCCGCTAATCAGGCCGTGGGTCAGAACTTCCAGCAGGGATTGGCTGCACAGCAGGCTGCTAACGCTGCTCAAGCGCAGCAGTTTGGTCAAGCAGTTACAGGCGGTGAGTTTGACCGTAACGCTCTGCTTGCACAGTTTGGAATGGGTCAGCAAGCCTCTCAAGCGCAGAATCAGGCCATTGCGCAAAACTTTGCACAGGCGCAGGCCGCTGCGCAGATGCAGAATCAGGCAGGCCAGCAGGCTTTTGGACAACAGGTAACGGCGCAGGAACTTGCCAACCAAGCGATTGCGCAGAACCAAAGCGCTGCCGCACAACAGGCACAGGTCAACGCCGCACTACAGGCGCAAGGATTTGGTCAGCAGCAGCAAGTGGCCCAAGCGGCTAATCAAGCACTGGCGCAGAACCAGCAAACCGCCTTGCAACAACAGCAAGCGGCAAACCAAGCCCAACAGCAACAGTTTGCGCAGAGCATGGGCGCAGGCGAATTTGCAAATCAGGCGTTGGCACAGAACCAAGCCGCTGCACAACAACGGTTCCAAGCGCAGATGGCTGCGCAAAACCAGCAGTTTGGTCAACAGGTCACGGCGCAGCAGATGCAGAACCAAGCCCTTGCGCAAAATCAAGCGCAGGCTTTGGCGGCGTATCAGGCCAACCTTGCCCGCCAGCAACAAGGGTTCCAACAGGCTGGCGCACAAGCCGAATTTGGCAACCAAGCGGGGATGCAGGCATATCAGCAATTGCTTGCGCAACAGGCCGCCGCAAACTCTGCACAACAGCAGCGGTTTGGTCAGGGCATGGACATCCAAGGGCTGTACAACGCTTCAATCCTGCAGAACCAGCAGGCTGCGCTGACGCAGCAAGCCGCAGCCAACGCCGCACAACAGCAACGGTACAACCAACTGGCCGGTGCTGCAGGGTTCCAAAACCAAGCGGTGCAACAGCAGATGGCGCAACAGATGGCATTGCGCAACCAGCCGCTTAACGAGATCAGCGCGTTGTTGTCAGGCTCACAGGTGCAAATGCCGCAGTTCCAAGGCTACACCGGCTCAACCGTTGCCCCAACTCCGTACCTGCAGGCCATGCAGGCGCAGGACGCTGCCGCAATGCAACGTTACGGTATTGCCGCAAATCAAGCCGCCAGCAACGCCAGCGGTTTGTATGGTTTGATGGGCGCAGGATTAGGCGCAGCGGGCATGGCGGGTGGATTTGGCGCGTTGTTCACATCAGATCGCCGCCTAAAGTCCAACATCGTGCGTATCGGTACTCACCCGCTCGGCATCGGTGTGTACGAGTACGACATTGGCGGCGAACGCCAGCGCGGCGTAATGGCCGACGAAGTGGAGACGGTGCTGCCGGTGGCCGTATTGACGCGGCCTGACGGTTACAAGATGGTCAACTACGGACTTTTGTGAGGACATGACATGAACGGACGCCGCCCAATGAATATGCCCATGCAGCCCGACCGTCGCCCACAAGAGTTGGCGCGTGTTATGGCAATGCAGGAGCGCAACAGCAGCCTTAACAGCCCGTTTCCGCAACAAGCGATGCGTTCGTCGTCAGCGTATGCAGGCGCAACGCCTAACACGGCTCCCGGTATGCCGCCGCAAGCGATGAACTTTAACGGCCCTCCCGGCCCGCAGCAGTACCAAGGGCCGATTAGCAACCCCGCCATGAGCATGACGGCTCCGCGTCAGCAGAGTGGCCCCGAAATGGCCCCGCAGATCGGCGGTATGCGTCGTCCGTCAGGCGCAGGAGCGCGTGGTTACCCATCCTCCCCCGGCATGACTACGCCGCAGGGAGGAGCCTACCGAGGGGACTTTGATGGAAACTGAAAACAAACGAGGCGGGTTAAAAACCTACCAAGCGTTTACGCCCCCATCACCTTACGAGCAGGAACGCCGTAAGGCAGAGCAAATGCGCCGTTACGCCGAACTGCTGCAAGAACAGGCGGCGGCAGAGGACGAGCCGTTCACTTACCAAGGGTTTCGTGCGATGCCCTCGCCCGCTGCTGCCCTCGGTAAACTGCTAAAAGCGTACGGCTCTAAAAAGGCTGGCGAAAAGGCTGAAGAAGCCGAACAAAAAGCCCGTGAGGCTGATTTGCAAGGCTTTGAGACGCTGCGCCGCGAACTTGGCCCGCAACAGCAGATTATGGAGCCAGATATGTTTGCTGACCCAATGCAAATGGACAGCAAATACACGCTTCCGCAGATGCAGACGGTTATGCCAACCTATGAACAGCGGCAAGATCGACTGACGCAAGCAATGGCGACTGGATCGCCAATGGCGCAACGCTACGCTCAACTGATGCTAGGCCGTGAGCCGCAAGTTGGCATTGAAGCCATCATGGAAGCGTCACCAGAAAGCCGTAGGCGTTATGAAGAAACACGCGATCCGTTTGCGCTTGAAAAACCAGCAAAATCGCCAGAAATGACTAGCGATATGCAGAATTATCAATTTTATGTATCGCAAGAAACAAACGCTGGGCGCACGCCAAAATCGTTTGAGCAGTTTCAAGCGGCCAAACGCTCATCAACTAACATTACCAATGTGTTGCCAAGTGAAAAAACGACAGCCGCATATACAACGGCGTTAAGTGGAAAATTAGCAGATCAAGATGCGGCTGATCTTGCATTAGGTGAGCAATCATTACCACAGATTGACGCGTCGTTCCGTGTTCGTGAGTTGTTAAAGCAAAATCCCATTACGGGAACTGGCGCAAATGCTCGGCTTGCGTTTGAGCGGGCATTGGCTACCGCAGGTTTTTCAAAAGGTCAAAAAGCCTCTGTTACGGAAAATTTGGCGGCTGAACTTGGCAAAGTCACATTGGCTGCGATTCCAACAAGCGGCCTCGGTTCAGGTCAAGGATTTACTGGTGGCGACCGAGAATTTTTGGAGAAAGCCGCTGCTGGTACGTTGGAGTTAACAAATGCCAACCTTAAATACCTTGCGGAACTAAACGAAAAGGTCGCAAGAGCAAACATTCAGCGCAGCAATAGAACGCGATCAAGATTGCGAAAAATTCCAGAATTTTCTGGGTTGGGCGATAGATTTCCCGACATTGTTGCGCCATCTGCGTATGGCAGTCAGTTGCCTCCGGGCGCGGTTCTTGACTCGTTGCCACGGTAAGCGAGGACGTTATGGCATACAAAGAAGGACAGACCGCGACAAACGAGCAAACTGGCGAAAGGTTTGTTTTCCGAGGCGGCAAGTGGGAGTCATTATCGCCACCGCCTGCCGCAGCGCGTGAACGAGGGGCAAACTTACCGTCGTTTGTTCAAGGCGCAATGACGTTTGGGCAAGGCGCAACGTTTAATATGCTTGACGAGTTGGCGGGCGCTGCTGCGCTTGGGCAACTTGGGCAATCCTATGCTATGGGCGGCACCGATGTTGCGCCAACTCGCGCCGATTACACCGCTCCGCGTGACATGATCCGTGGTGGTACTGCGGCATTTGCAGAGCAAAACCCCAAAACCGCCCTTGGCCTAGAAATGGCTGGTGGCTTGGCTACGCTGCCAATCAGCATGGGTAGTTCTGTTGCGCCTATTGGCGCAAACATTGCTGCTCGTAGCGGGCGATACATTGCCCCCGTTGCAGCGCAGAGCGCCGTTAGCGCGGCAGGCGCAAGCGAAGCAACAGACCCAACACAATTTGCCATGGATATTCTCTATGGCACGGGCGTTGGTACTGCTACGGGCGGTGCAACGGGACTTGGCATTAAGGGCGGTGGTTCGTTAATCCGTCGCGTAACACCGAGCATGAAACGCAACTTTGAATTGCAGCCCGCTCGGGAGCGTCTTGCCCAACTGTTGCAGCGCGATGCGTACTCTCGTATGCCGCCTGACACACTTGCCAAGCAAGATCGCATTGCCGAGATTCAGCGTCAGTTGAAAACATTGCGTGGCCCAACACAATTAAAAGCGCAGTTGCAAGAAGAACTGACCGCGCTGACAAGCGGCGTTGAGGCTGACCCAACGAAGGTTGCTGCCGCTCGGTTGCAGCGCCCCCGTGGCGGCGGCCTTGGCCCAGAGGCTCCCATTGCCGCAACTGGCTCTGCAACGCGCAGCGAATTAGCGTTGTTGCGTAATCAACCCGGCTCTACCGAAGGGATGATCGAGCGCGGCACCAAGCCTTTAATAAACAAACGCGGTGATCGGCTTATTGAGGCGTCAGATCAGTTACTTGATGCGGAAGGAATTCCTTTCCGCGCAACGGTTCGCCAATACACAGAACAAGCCAAAGCCAAATCAGCGCCGTACTACAACCAACTGCAAGATTTGGATTTTTCGGTAGACGTTAAACTTGCCGAGATATTGAATCGCGCTCGTAAAGCGTACAACGAAGCAGAAGAACTGGCGTTAGTTTCGGGGATGCCAGAAAAACTTAACCTTAACGAGTTGCGCCCCGGTGATCGTGTGCCGTTTGGCGTATTAGACACGTTAAAACGTGCGCTTTACGACATTGAGGAAAGCGCAAAGGGTGAGTTTGGTAAAGCAACCGAAAAAAGCCGTGCATACACAGGTTTGCGCCGTGAATTGACGGAAAAACTTGACCAAATTTCACCAAAAGACGATCAAGGTCGCAGCATTTATCAACTTGCCCGTGAAAACTTTAGCAGCGAGACGCAAATTGCTGAAGGCATGAAGCGTGGCCGCGATGTAATGACGGAAGACATTGAAGAATTGTCTGAAATTATTGATGACATGGAACCCGCGCAGTTGCGGGCATTTCGTCTTGGTGCTGCACAAGCATTAAGGGATCAATCGGGAACGCCAGCAGGCCAAGCCAAACTAATGAACTTGCAGAAATCTCCTGCAATGCAAAAGCGGTTAAAATTGGTGTTTGGCAACAACTTTCGTAAGTTTCAAGCCACGGTGTTGCGTGAGACAGAACTGCAAAAGACTGCCCGAATGGGTGAAGGGTCGCAAACCTTCCGTTTAGGAGCGGGCGAGCAAGATCAAAATGCGCTTGCCAAAGCGTTGCAAGTGGCGCAACTCGCGCAAGGCGACGTTTTAAGCGGCGCTGCTGCTGTTGTAGCCAAAGACAAAGGCAAGAAATTAGACGAAAGGCAGCGTCAACAGTTAGCAGAATTGCTGTTGTTGAAAGGCAAGCCTGCACAAGACGAATTGCGCAATGTGCGCTTGTATTTAGAGCAACGCGCAGCAGCGCAAAAACGCGCACAAGAAGCATCAGGACGCATTGGCGCATTCGGCGCTGGATACGGCGCAGGCCAAGAATAGGAGTAAGCACAGATGTCTTTTAACGGTTCCGGCACGTTCGTCATCAACTCGGCGGGTCAACCCGTCGTCGCTAACACCGTCATTAGCGCGACCACGTTTAACGCGCTAACGTCTGACCTTGCCAACGGTCTGACAACCTGTATCACCAAGGACGGGCAGACCACGCCTACGGCTAACATTCCGATGGGCGGGTTTAAGATTACAAACCTTGCCACGGGCACGGCCGCTACGGACGCTGCCACGGTTGCGCAGATTCAGAGCAATGGCGCAGCCCTTGTTACGGTTACCGGAACCGACACGCTGACCGGATCGCTAACCCCGTCCCTTGTCGCCTACGTTACGGGCGCGGTGTACTATTTTGTTGCCCCGGCCACCAACACGGGCGCTGTCACGCTCAACATCGACACGCTTGGCGCAAAAAACGTCACGCGAGACGGCACGACCGTTCTTGTGTCGGGTGACATCGTATCGGGCGAAATGGTCGCCGTTGTGTACGACGGAACGCGCTTCCAACTTATTAGCCCGGTCAATAGTTTCACCAACCTTAACGTCTCGGGCACCCTGACCGTTGCCGGTGCCACGACCCTTAACGGCAACCTCGCCGTGGGTGACGCGGCGGCTGACACGATCAACTTTAAGTCAAGCGGCTGGACGCTGACGAACAACGTATCGGTCATTGGAACGTGGGCCGACATCGGCACAATCACCACCGCCGACATCAATGGCGGCACCATCGACGGCACGACCATCGGCGGCGGTACGGCGGCAGCGGGTACGTTTACGACCGTTACGGCCACGACCGGCAACATCACCACGGTTAACGCTACGACGGTAGACAGCACCAACCTTGAAGTTACCAACCTCAAGGCCAAGGACGGTACTGCGGCAGGCTCCATTGCTGACGCTACTGGCGTTGTAACGCTCAACAGCGTGGTTGCCACGACTGCTGACATCAACGGCGGCACGATTGACGCCACCACCATCGGTGGATCGTCCCCAGCCGTAGGTAACTTTACGACCGTTTCGGCCGCCTCGGCGGTCTTTACAACGGCTACCATTACAACCGTTAACACGACTACCCTAGACCTGACCAACCTTGAAGTCACAAACATCAAGGCCAAGGACGGCACGGCGTCTATGACGATTGACGACGCCACGGGCAAGGTCAACGTCACCACCGTATCGGCCGCCTCCATGAACGCGGGCGTGGCTGCGGTAACGTCCCTGACGGCCACTGGAGCCTCTGTAGCCTCTGCCAACGTCGGCACTGCCGTTATCACCAACGGCACCGTCACGGCCCTTACGGCCACAGGTGCGTCTATTGCAAGCATGAACGCAGGGGTAGCCCTGCTCACGACCGCAACCGTAACCAATTTCACGGCCTCTGGGGCGTCCATTGCCTCGGCCAACATTGGCAACTTGCAGTTTACGGCCGCCTCCATCGCATCAATTAACGCTGGCGTAGCGGTGATCACAAACCTGACGGCTACTGGTGCCTCTATTGCCTCGGCTAACGTTGGAACCGCCGTGATTACGGCAGCGACGGTGACGGGCGCATCTATTGCCAGCATGAACGCAGGCGTGGCGTTGCTGACCACGGCGACGGTAACGAACCTGACCGCCACGGGTGCCTCTGTAGCGTCGGCTAACGTTGGTACGGCGGTTGTGACGGGCCTGACGGTTACGGGTGCGTCTATTGCCTCAATCAACGCTGGCACGGCCACGATCTCCGGCAACCTCACGCTCAACGGCGGCACCGCCAACGGCGTGTTGTACTTGAACGGCAGCAAGGTGGCAACGAGCGGGACGGCGCTGGTGTTTGATGGGACGAATTTTGGGCTTGGCACTGCAAGTCCTTCTGGAGCAGCGAATTATTCGGCGCTTGTTATTAACGGGTCTACTGGCGGATGGCTGCGCCTGTGGTCAGGTGGCACTGCTGTTGGCAGTATTTTCGCAAACTCAACAGATGGTCTTAATTTAGAAACGGCCACATCAACCCCAATAATTTTAAAAACAAATGCCACCGAACGCGCCAGAATCGACTCCTCCGGTCAACTTGCGCTTGGAACCACAACAGCCACAAACACGTTGACCGTTCAAGGCACGGTTGCGTACAACTTAAACAGCACCACGGACGTATACAAATATTTTACAGGTGGTGCGGGGCTTGTTTACGCAGGCACAACGACATCAACTGCTATTGGTTTTCTCACCAACGGCGGCGAACGCATGCGCCTCGACACCTCCGGCAACCTCGGTCTGGGCGTGACGCCGAGTGCGTGGGGGAGTCCGTTTAAAGCAATTCAGGGCGGCGCAGCGTCTTATCAGTCATTTATTGGATTTCAGTCAAATACTGCCGCGCTAAAAATTGGCACAAATACGGTTTATGACGGATCTAATTACAAGTACGTTAACACAGGAGCCGCCACTCGTTTTGACGTAAACGACAGTAGTTTTAATTGGAACATCGCAGCCTCCGGCACCGCAGGCAACACCATCACGTTCACGCAGGCGATGACGCTGGATGCGAGTGGGAATTTGGGGGTGGGGACTACAAGTCCTAACTACAGAATAAGCGCGATTGGTTCAAACACGCAGGCTAACTTTGGAGCAACCAATAACAAAGGCGCTTTTATTATTTCTACCGCCGATTCGCAAGCCGTTTATACCGGTGGGGCTTTTTACAATGGGTCAAATTGGGTAGCAACTGCTACAACCGCTTCGTATATAGCCATGGATGGCGGAAGCGTGGCCTTTGCGACTAATTCAGGCTTAACTTCCGGTAACACTTTTACACCGTCCGAACGCGCCCGCATCACGAGCGGGGGGTATAGCAAGTTTAGTGACAACGGAACTTACATAAACTCAACTGGAACAGCGCACGAATTTAATCAAAGCGCAAACAGCAGCGCATTGCAGTTGAATAGCACAAATGCGTCAATGACTGTCGACGTACTTTATTTGCAGGCTACTCGCAACACGACAAACAACACTTACTATGCAATAGGTTTTTATAACTCGACCGCCGCAGTCTATAGGTTTCAAGTGGCCGATTCTGGAAACGTCACAAACACCAACGGTTCGTATGGCACGATTTCTGATGCCAAGATGAAAACCGATATTGTGGACGCGGGTTCGCAATGGGCAGACATAAAGGCTGTGCGGTTCCGCAAGTTCAAGATGAAGGATGACCCGCAGCAAATCACGCAGTTGGGTGTTGTGGCGCAGGAACTTGAGCAGACCTCGCCGGGGTTGGTGGACGAACACGCCGACCGTGACGCAGAGGGCAACGACCTTGGCACCACTACCAAGTCGGTTAAATCGTCCATCTTGCTGATGAAAGCCGCCGTCGCCCTGCAAGAAGCAATGGCCCGTATTGAACAACTTGAGGCGAAAGTCGCCGCATTGGAGAGCAAATAAATGACCACTATCACTTGGAACATCTCTGTCCTTGACTGCCTCCCGCAAGCCCCCGAAGGCGCGGATTATGTGATTTGTTGCCACTGGCAATGCACGGGCGTGGATGGCGATTACTCGGGGCAGGTCTACTCGACCACCTCGTTTGCCGTCGTTCATGGCGAAGCCTTCACCCCCTACGCCGATTTGACGCTCGACCAAGTGTTGGGCTGGGTCTGGGCGAACGGCGTGGATAAGGACGCTACAGAGGCTGCGGTAGAGCAGCAGATTGAGGCCCAGAAGAACCCGCCGGTCGTCTCGCCGCCGCTGCCGTGGGTGGCGCCGTGATTAACCTCACGCTGACCACGGAAGAGGTCAACGCCATCCTGCAAGTGCTGGGTCAACTGCCCACCTCTTCGGGTGCGTGGCCCCTTGTAGTCAAAATCAAGGAGCAGGCAGAGCCGCAGGTTGTGAAGGACGGGGAGCCGTGACCACAGTACAAGACCTTGAGGTGACTGTGACCTCTCACATTGATGTTTGCGCGGTGCGCTACGAAGCCATCCATGCGCGGCTAAAGCGTCTGGAGAACCTGCTGATGCGTGTTGGCGGGGCAATTATCGTCATCCTGCTGACCGCGTTTGGCACGGTGACGATGATGTTTCTGGAGTCCATCAAATGAGTGAAGATATTGACCTGCTGAAGGTTCAAATCGAAGCCGAGATGAGACGGCTTGAGGCTAACAGCACCGCAAAGGATGTGGCAGGCAAGGCCATCGGCAAGGATGGTCTCAAGTACATCACGGTCATCGTCATCATCGGCGTACTGTCCAGCCTTGCGCTGGATGCCGACAAGATTGCTGCGGTGATGGGCCTGCTGGGTGCCTCGCTGACTGCGCTCATCTCCATGCTCAACGGCATCGCCGGTGCTACGGTCAAGGAAGAAAAGCCGGAGTTTGCGGTCATCAAGGAACTCATCGGCAAGTTGGACAAACTCGACCGTAAGGAACAGCCCATGCGGGTTGATGTCGAGGGCGACCATGTGACCGTGACCAAGGGCGATGATGTTGTGAGGGCGAAGAAATGATTCCAGCAGCAATACAAGCCATCCTTACACCCCTCCTTGGTAACGGGTTGAACCTCGTTGCCAACGCCGTCATGGCAAAGGGCAAGGACTATGTCGAAAAGAAGTTGGGCGTGGAACTGAAGCCGGATATGTCCAGCGAAGACTTGGCAAAGGTTCAGATCGCACAGATGGAGCATGAGGAAGAACTGCTGCGGCTCCGTATCGAAGAGGACAAACTTGACCTTGCGGAGTTGGAACTCCGTTTAAAGGACACAGATTCAGCGCGAGATCGGGAGGTACAGGTCTCCACATCTGACAAAGCCCCCTTGCTTAACAAGATCGTGACCCCCGTTCTCGCGCTGTCTATTCTGCTGCTGACCTTCGTGCTGTTTGGTGTAGTCATGTTTGACAATACCCCGGTCGAGGCAAGCCGCAAGGACATTCTCATCTACACCCTTGGTGTCTTAAGTGCCATTGCAAGTCAAATTGTTAGTTATTACTTCGGCAGCAGCCAGTCGAGCAAGGACAAGACCGACGCACTTAAGGAGGCTATCAAGTGAGTCTCGTAGCAGAACAGGCGGCGTTCCTGCTGGATGTCGCCAA